TGACCGGATTTGAACCGACGACCTCTACCACCCCAAGGTAGCGCGCTACCAATCTGCGCCACACCCCGATATCGTATATATTATACCCGATTTGGATACAATAGTCAAGAGTTTTCAGTCAAAATAAAAAAATTGCAAAAAAGGTATTGACATTCACATTCATTTGTGATATAATAAATAAGCACTCAGGAGAGAGCAGTGAAAAACAGTAGAATATCGCGGGATGGAGCAGTTCGGTAGCTCGTCGGGCTCATAACCCGAAGGTCGTTGGTTCAAATCCAGCTCCCGCAACCAATAGTTCCCACGACCGAAGTTAATGTACTTTGTATGTTAATTTCGGTCGTGTTTTTTATATCTATACGAGAAATGAGCAGGCGTATAGCTTTATCATCTGGGCTGTCATGCAAAGCCTTGAGCCAAAGAGAAATCTGATCCGTAGTGTAGTCCTTTGGCATTTCCGTCTTCTTCAATGCCTCTATCTCAGAACGGAGCTGGTTCATCTTCGCACCGATATCCTCGATAACGTCAGCTGGGAGGACACCACTTGACATGTTGGTCATCAATGTGTCATACTGCTTCTGCTTCTCCGATATCTTAGATGCAACTATCTTTTTGAAGTCAGCGGCTCTCTCAGGCTCTCCGCACTTGTACTTTCGCATAGCAGTAGCAATAGCCCTTTGATTTTCTTCGTTGAGCAGGGTGCGAAGATATGTCTTAGCGGCGTCATCAACGATATCCATAGATATCATAGGTGCACCACACTTCTTTGAACAACGATAGTAGTGATATACGTGTCCTTTCTTCGTTGATATGTGTGCGTGCATTTTCGCACCGCATGAGCAGTAGACTAACCCACTGCATAGATATGATGTCTTTGGTCCACTCTGTTTTCTGCTATCCATAATCTTCTGCACCTCGTCAAATGTTGCCTTGTCGATTATCATCGGCAAGGCATTTTCTATTCTTATAGCATTAGGTTTAGACCTGCGCTTGGATCTATCCTTTTCCTCGTCAACGCAGTATATATACGTGCCTGTGTATTTTTCATTCCGCAGTATCTCATATACTGCAGAATATTTTAGGGGCTTTCCACGCTTGCCCACAATGCCCACTGCCGCCATTTCTGCGATAATGTCCTTAGTTCCCTCGTGATTTTTCACCGCCGCAAAGATCTTGCGGACATATTCCGCCTCATAGGGGTTTATGACGTACTTCTGATCTACGATATCATATCCGAACGGCGGATATCCGCCATTGTGAAGACCTTTCAGGGCCACCTCACGTTCTCCCTTTTTCGTTTCATTTGCAAGGTTATCTATATAGTATTCTGACATTGACCACATCAGCGCACGCATTATCTTGCTCTCCGGGCCGAAGCCGAAGTCCTGACCAACAGCTATCAGTGTAATGCCCATTTTCTGCAGGCGAGCGTCAAGATTAACGTGTTCGCCCAGTGATCTAGCCACACGATCGTATTTGTGAATAAGAATAGTATCGAAAGTACCCTTATTGCAATCTCTCAACATTTTTTGATACTGCGCACGGCTTGCCGTCATTGACCCCTTACCACTGATAGCCTCATCCGCATATACTGCTACGATATTATATCCCTTAGTGGCGGCGTACTGCCTGCACGCCCTGAGCTGGGCTTCAATGCTATCCTCAGACTGCTTGTCTGAAGAGTATCTAGCATATATAACTGCATTGCTCATAGTGACATCTCCCTAACGTTATTTCGGACGAACCGTGTCGGCAATCGCTAGAAAATCTTTGGTACTATCTTCATAATCAGGATCTAGCATGAGAACATAGAAGTAACCATTTATATCAGCCACAGCCGCCGTATTGAAAGAAGTTGAAAGGTAAACCTCACAATCGGAAAGTCCGTTAACGAATGAATACACTTCACCGTCCTGCGCCATATAGTCATTCAGAAAGTCCTCGGTGCTTATATAGCCTGGCTTCTCTGTCTTTATAATTGAAAAACCATACCCATTTGTGACTACTGCCCATGAAGTATAGTGTTCTGTTGATTTTAGCTTCTGCTGCTGGTAATCTCCTTCTATGGTAAGGCTCAAATCGTCAAAAGTGAGTACGTTCTCAGCAGGTTTTGCAGCTGTTGTCGTTGTAGTTTCCGTAGTTGTCGTAGTTGTTGTAGTTTCTGCCGTGGTAGTAGTGGTTTCAGTAGCAGATGCCTCAGTCGTAACAGCAGGCGTTGTTGAAGTTGATGAAACGTCACTGCCCGACTCTGAGCAGCTTGTCATCATCAACAGGGTTGATATTACGGCGGTTAAAATAACAGTTTTCTTCATTTTTGTTACTCCTTTATAAAAAAATAAGCACCTCAAAAGTTGGGCTATTCTTTTTCAAAAATTTATATGGTATTAGATATATATAGGAGGTGCATTCTATATATATGAATACTAAAAATTATAAAATCGAATTAAAAAAGATAATGCACGAGAAGCACATGAATGGAAAACAGCTTGCAGAGCTTGCCGAGATAAGCGAAGGAGAGATAAGTAAGATACTGACCGGCAAAGCTAACCCGACTATTGAAGTCATCGCCCGCTTAGTCATTGTGCTCAAATGCGAGCTGCAAGATTTGGTAAAAATACTGAAATAAATTTATTATAGTAAATTTTGCTGAATTTTTTGTTGAAATATGTTATAACCACAATAAGGGGATTTAAACATATTTTTTCAAAAAATGAAAAAGAAAGGGGTGAGCAGCATGACCAACGCTGAGCGTAAGGAGCTGCAGGACAAGCTGGCAGAGATGATTTATTCTCTGCTTTTTGAAAGCAATAAGTCCGACAAATAGGGGTAGCCTACATATAGGCAGGCGAATAAGCACTTCACGTTTTGTGGAGTGCTTATTTTTTTTATTTTTCTTTCCTTTTGGAAGTTTTCCATTTTAAAAACTCCAAATAATCATAAAGATTAGTTAAGTCTTCATCGGAAAGATCGTCAAGAAAAAGGCGAATGTTTTCGATTATTTCGTCTTTTTTCTTTGAGTTCTCGGTAACATTTACCGAGTCCTGATAGAGGTAGTTTGGATCAACTGATAGGACTTTAAAAATATTTAACAGAACATCTTCTTTAGGGCTTGACGTTCCATTCTCATAATTGCATATTGCCGATTTTGTAACGCCAAGCTTGTCAGCTAATTGCTTTTGTGTCATTCCAAGTTGTTCTCTTTTTTCCTTTATTCGTGACCCTAGACTCATATGTTTCCCTCCCTTCTATACTTATATTCTACCACAATAATACAAGTATGTCAAGATAAAAGTACAAGAAATTTGATATTAATATCAAGAATTGTGTACAAATTTTAATGCGAATATTTGTACACTTTTGTACAAGAAACTTGTACAAAACATCTTGACAGTTCAAGAAACTTGTGCTAGAATATATGTAAAGTACAAGAAACTTTAACTAATCCATGAAAGGAGATGTCCATTATGACAAATAAGGCTAAGAAATCAATCGTAGCAGAACAGCTTAAGAAGATCATTGATGACAGAGGTCTTAAGCAGAAGAAAGTTGCCGAAATCCTCGGCTACGACTACAGAACATTCAACAATATGCTGAATGGCTATAAGATGATAACAACTGATGATGTGATTATCATTGCTACGAAGCTTGGTGTTGAGCCTAATCAGCTTTATGGCTGGTCAGCATAATAACATTTTGTTGAGATTAACAAGACGATAAAAAGAGGTGATACCAATGTCAAAATCAACAGACCATGAGTTCAATGAGATAGTATACGACAGTGTTCTTCCTGAGATTGCAAGAGCTTTCTGCTCTTAAAAAAAAGAAGTCTCAGGAAATAAACTCGTGAATGAGCTATCTCCTGAGGAAAATGAGATTATAAAAATCAAAAGCAAAATGTTGAACAAAGTCATAACAGACTTTATTCAGAAACAGCTATGATCAAGGCGTGAACTGATTCACAACATATATTTCAGCAAGTTTCTTGACCAATTCAAAAGTCAGCGCTTTGGCATTTTTCTTAACAGTGTTCCACAGCTTAGAATCCCGAATGCTGTCGAGATATTGGTGACCCTCATATGTGATACTGCTGTAGACAATCTTTATAATCTTGCTGTCAGATTCTATGGAGTTTGCCTCAATATATTCGGCTTCCAAGAGCTTCGTTGAGGCATACGCAATATCGGCTCGTGAGAAGTCTGGCATTTTCTCACAGACCTGCTTAAGGGTTAAGCTTGGAAATGACAAGCTATCGTCCATGACTAGGTTTTCTTCAAGAGTTAGCAAAAGTTCACGAACACAATCATAGTTTAGTTTCATAGTTATCCCCCTTTCTGATATATTTCTAATTTATTATATCATACAAGGTGGGAGCATTCAAGTTAAAAAAGGAGAATAAAAGTGACAAACCATAAGATAAAAGACTATCATAAGAACCGCCTTGCATTCGAGGTCATAATCAAGAACTATGAAATGCTCTGTTCCCTGCTGATAGTGCTGAATAAGGAGTATCCTAAGACTTTTTATCCTAAGAAATGTCGCCAATGGATAGATGATTTTGCAGACAACTGCAAAATTGCCAACGAATGGGACAAGGACGGTGTATATGCCTATAAAATGCAGCGGGCGTGCGAGAATAGCGGCATAGATCTGAACATGGTAATAACGTTCGTTGAACGGAATTGCAAAGAGTTTAATCTTCAGAACAGGGCTATTCTGGCGGACAACATCAAGCTGGCACTGGTGCAGACCGCCACAGAGTATGGCGTGGGCGGCAAGCGTATGAAAGCCATTCAGAACGCCATGTTGGAAACTTTCATTGACAATCCTAGGGAGCAGGTCAAGGCGCTGGGTATAGATGATTACATCGAAGAATGCACAGTGGGTCAGGTCGATATCCGCAAGTTCAGAGTCAAAGACAAGGTCAGGACTACCCTGCAGGAGCAGAAAGAAGCCTTAGCAGGTTTGGAAGCGTTCCGACGCTGGTCAGCTGAGAATGTAAAAGAGGGGGCAGTAAAGTGAAAGAAACGATTGATATTCCCATAAGCGTTACATATCGCATCGAGGACGGCAAGATCATAGAAACCCGCCGCAAGGTCAAGAAGATACCGGCTGACGTTATCGCAAGCATTCTTTACCGCCATTTCAAGCAGAAAGAGAGGGATAAGAAGTGCTGCACATCATGAAGATAGACGCTATTATCGGCGAAAGAACAAACGCTGAGATAGAAAGAGCCATTAATAAGGCTCAGCTTGTCGGTGACAAGCTATGGCATGGAGATCTGAGCAAAGAAGACCTCCTGAGCTACTACGTGGCGCAGACCATAGAGAAGCATTTAGTGGCTGATATTGAGGAGCGTATCAAAGAGTTGGAGGGTGATGGAGATGTACGCAAAGAGTGATACCCGCAATTCACTGATATCGCAATCCGTCATCAGAATAGCAACGGATATGGGAATTGAAAGCTATGTCCGAGAGATACGCCACGGCTATTCTATATGTGCCGGCGAATTCATCATCGTTGACATGGCGGACAATACCAGCGTTAAGATGATAATATCAGATTATGACGGTTATTATCAGCAAATCAAAAGAAACATGAGAAAATGGAGGAAAAATTATGACAAGAAAAAACGTAGTCCTTGCAATCAGTGAAGATGTCAAGGCGGTTGATTACCTGGCAATGAGGGAGCAGAGAGACAAGCATAACAAGCTCGTTACCCGCCGAAAGCGAGAAGATCGCAGAGAGTGCTTCGCAATGGCCTTGCTGACTATCTTTTTTGCATTCATGATAATAGTAGTAATGCTCGGCCTTGGGCAGGTATGGGAGATGATTTACTGATGTATGATTTCAACAACGCAGTCAGACTTAACCGCATAGGTGGTGAATATGTCATCACTGTGGACGGAAAGCCGTTGGAAACGTCACTCAGCTCTAATCAGCGCCGTAATCCTCTTATAGCTGTCAGCAGATATGCGTCAGCAATAGACGAATACCTCAGAGGGAACGTCAAGAAGTATCTTGCTGAAAACGAGCTGAACGTAGTCACGGGCTGTAATGTCTGCATGGAGTGTACAGACTGCAAGTTCTATCACCTCAATGACGCTGAGAGCAACTGCCGCCTAGGTGACAACAATGAGTAAGACCGTATACGTCGATAATACTATTTATCGAAAAGAGTCCAAGCAGTTTCCGAACGTCAAGTATCGTTTCAACCTTTCCAACGTCGTGATACATAGTATGTATACCATGTATCTTAAGAGCCGTGGCATACCGAAGACCATAGGGCTTACAGACAAGCAGCGTTTTGATTTTGAAAAACGAATTCAATCTCTTATCGACAACGGGTCTATCGTAGTGACAGAAGTCGAAGCAGGAACGAAAGGAAAATGAAAATGAGTACCATAGGAATAATACTGTTATCCATAGCGACGCTTATCGTTGTGGATATCGTGATGTACATAGTACTTGGTGCCATTGAAAAGCACTGGGAGAAAAAGTTTAAGGAGGATAAAGATGATACCGATGATGACAAAAGAGGAGTTTGAAAAGGCGGTAGAGATTTGCACTAGTGCAGATAGAAACTGTGGACAATGTCCGCTTAACAAAAAAATCTATAAATGCGGCGGATATTTTGCCCGCTACATGAAAACCGAGCCTGCACCTGCAGCAACAGGCACAAGCTCGACGAAAAAAGAAAACACTTTTCAAATTGATGATAGCACAAAATCGGATATATGTCAAGCATACAAAACTGCTGATGAAGCTTGCTCAAATATACTTACTGTTTATGAGGGAATGTCAGAATGTGAGCAGAGAGCCTTTGATATCGGAGAGGCATACGGAAAAATATTCAGCACAAGGGATAAGCTTGAAAATATGAGAGGAGCGAACTAAAATGTCAGTAAAAATAAACTCACTTGAATTTGAGAACGTTAAGAAGATAAAAGCCGTGCAGCTTGAGCCTGCAAAGAATGGGCTTACTGTTATCGGCGGTAAGAACAGGCAGGGCAAGACCTCTGTACTTGACGCTATCGCTTGGGCACTTGGGGGAGATAAGTATAAGCCGTCCTCTCCTCAGCGTGAGGGGTCTGTTGTCGAACCGCATTTGAAGATCACCCTCGATAATGGTATCGTGGTGGAGCGTTCGGGCAAGAACAGCTCCCTCAAAGTCACCGACAGCACAGGCAAAAAAGGCGGTCAGCAGCTTTTGAACAGCTTCGTTGAACAGTTCGCACTTGACCTGCCTAAGTTCATAAATCAGTCGAGCAAGGAAAAAGCTTCAACTCTGCTGAAAATAATCGGTGTGGGTGATACGCTCTATCAGTTGGAGCATAAGGAACATTCCCTCTATGACCAGCGTACTGCTATTGGCAGGATAGCTGACCAGAAGTTTAAGTTCGCAAAGGAAATGCCTGTGTACGCAAACGTCCCTGCCGAGCCTGTTTCGGCTTCGGAGCTTATCAGACAGCAGCAGGATATACTTGCTCGCAACGGCGAAAATCAGCGTAAGCGTGACCAGAAAGAATACTACGAAAAGCAGTTGGAGATTGCTAAGTCTGCCTATGAACGTGCAAAAGCAAGCTATGAAGCGGCAGTGAACAACTTCAAGCTTGCAAGCCTTGACGCACAAGACCTTGTGGACGAAAGCACAGCGGAGCTTGAAAAGAATATCTCAGATATCGAGGAGCTGAACAAGAAGATAAGAGCAAACCTCGACAGGGAGAAAGCTGAGATAGACGCTGAGGACTACCGTTCACAGTATACATATCTCACTGAGCAGATAGAGGACGTAAGGCAGGCTAAAACTGACTTGCTCAAAAATGCCGACCTGCCCCTTGAGGGGCTTTCAGTTGAGGACGGAGAGTTGCTGTATAACGGGCATAAGTGGGACAGTATCAGCGGTGCTGAACAGCTTATCGTCGCTACCTCTATCGTAAGAAAACTCAATCCTGACTGCGGTTTTGTCCTGCTGGACAAGCTTGAACAAATGGATACCGACACCCTTGAAGACTTCGGCAAGTGGCTTGAAGCACAGGGCTTGCAGGCGATAGCCACAAGAGTTTCCACAGGTGACGAGTGCAGTATCATTATTGAGGACGGCAGGTCAATGGACAATGATAAGGAAGAAAACACAGAAACGAAAACTTGGAAAGCAGGTGCATTTTAATGTATGAGATAACATCAGGAGTTGTAAGCTCCGCACAGAAAGTCGTGATATATGGTCCTGAGGGCATAGGCAAATCCACTTTGGCGGCTCAATTCCCCGACCCTGTATTTATTGATACTGAGGGCAGCACAAAGAAGCTGAACATCAGACGTTTTCCTAAGCCAACAAGCTGGGAAATGCTCAAAAATGAGGTAAAGGAAGCTATGAACGGCAGGCTCTGCAAGACCCTTGTCATTGATACATTTGATTGGGCTGAACAGCTTTGCATTGAAACGATCTGCTCGGCACATCAGAAGAAAGGCATTGAAGATTTCGGCTACGGCAATGGCTATGTTTACGAAAAAGAGGAGATAGGCAAGTTTCTTAATCTCTTGCAGGAGGTAGTTGACAGCGGTATCAACGTTGTGCTTACGGCTCACGCTCAAATGAGAAAGTTTGAACAGCCTGACGAGCTGGGGGCTTATGACCGTTGGGAGTTAAAGCTCGGCAAGAAAACTTCTTCTCAGATATCGCCTCTTGTGAAAGAATGGGCAGATATGGTGCTGTTTGCAAACTACAAAACATATGCAGTAGCTGTGGATAAGGACGGCAAGAAGTTCAAGGCTCAGGGCGGCGACCGTGTTATGTACACCACACATCACCCTTGCTGGGACGCTAAAAATCGTGACGGACTTCCGTCTGAAATGCCTTTTGAATATAGTGGTATAGCTCACCTGTTTGCGTATACACAGCCTGCTGAAATGCCTAAGCCTGTGCCGATGCCAAGACGTGTGCAAGAGCAGCTTGCACAGCCGAAAGCAGCACCGCAGCCACCTCATAAGACATCAAACGCAGTGACATTGCAGCAGGCTCAGCCGACAGCTGCACCAAAGGCAGAAGAACCTCTTACTGATCTCAGCGGCTTTGAGGACGTTGCACCACCTATCGTTATCCCTGATGGCATACCGAAAGCGCTTGCAGACCTTATGAGAGCCAACAACGTAAGCGAATCGGATATACGTCTTGTGGTATCTCAGAGAAACTATTTCCCTTATGATACTCCTATCACAAACTATCCTGACGACTTCGTGCAGGGCTGTCTGATAGGTGCTTGGGAGCAAATGCTGCCGCTTATCAGGGAAAATCAGAAAGTACCATTTTAAAAGGAGGACAACGCTATGGATAATTTTATGGAATACGGCTGGGAAGATGAGATAGTCAACGAGGGTGGGGACTTTGTCCTGCTCCCTGAGGGGGACTATGACTTCACCGTTGCAAAGTACGAACGTGCAAGGCACGAGGGGTCGGCGAAAGTGCCGCCCTGCAATATGGCAAAGGTCACATTCACCATTTGGGGTGCAGAGGACAGCGTGGAGATAACAGAGAACTTCTTCCTCTGCAATAAGTTTGAGTGGAAACTCTCAGCACTTTTCTTGGCACTGGGACTTAAAAAGCACGGTGAACCGCTGAAAATGAACTGGAACGCTATCACAGGCAAAAAAGGCAAGTGTCACGTCTACGTTGACAACTACAAGAACAAGGACGGTGAGGACAGGCAGTCCAACAAGATAAAGAAGCTTTATGCCTATGACGAGAATGTGACTACCGTTCAGCCTGCTCAGACGCAGACACCGCAGTATAGTCAACCTACTCAGACAGGTGGCTGGAAAGCCGGTGCGTTCTGATGATGAATTTAAGACCATATCAAAACGAGGCTAAGCTTGCTATACTCGAACAATGGTCTGAGGGAATAAACAAAGTCCTTGCAGTTCTGCCGACAGGAACGGGAAAGACAATACTTTTCTCGGCTGTTACGGAAGAATGTGTGCGGCAGGGTAAGCGTGTGCTTATCCTTGCCCACAGGGGCGAACTGCTCGACCAGGCGGCTGACAAGCTTATGAAGTCAACAGGGCTTGGCTGTGCCACCGAGAAAGCAGAGCAAAGCTGTTTAGGCTCTTGGTATCGTGTGGTAGTAGGCTCAGTTCAGACCCTTATGCGTGAGAAAAGGCTCAAAGGCTTTTCGGAAAATTACTTCGATACCATTATCATTGACGAGGCTCATCACGCTATCTCAGACGGCTATCAGAGAGTGCTTGACCATTTTCCTGAAGCTCAGGTACTCGGGGTGACGGCTACACCCGACAGGGGCGATATGAAGAACTTAGGCTCGGTGTTTGACAGCCTTGCATATGAATACACCCTGCCGCAGGCTATCAAAGAGGGATATCTTTCACCTATCAAGGCTATAACCATACCGCTGAAACTTGACCTTTCAGGAGTATCAACTCAGGCAGGAGATTTCAAGGCAAGTGATATCGACACGGCACTTGACCCTTATCTTTATCAGATAGCTGATGAAATGCTCAAATACTGTAAGAAACGCAAGACAGTTGTGTTCCTGCCGCTTGTCAAGACCTCTCAGAAGTTCCGTGATATCCTTATCAGCAAAGGTTTCAACGCCGCTGAGGTCAACGGAGAAAGCACAAACAGAGCGGAGATATTAGAAGCTTTCGACAAGGGCGAATACAACGTGCTGTGCAACTCAATGCTCCTCACAGAGGGCTGGGACTGTCCGTCAGTTGACTGTGTTATCGTGCTAAGACCAACAAAAGTGCGTGGGCTTTACTGTCAAATGGTAGGCAGAGGCACAAGACTTTGCGAGGGAAAGACAGAGCTTTTACTGCTTGACTTTCTGTGGCACACAGAACGCCACGAGCTTTGCAGACCTGCACACCTTATCTGTCAGAATGAAGAGGTCGCTGAGAAAATGACCGAAAACCTTGCCAATGAGGCAGGCTGTGCAGTAGATATCGAAGAGGCAGAAAAACAAGCAAGCGAGGACGTTGTGGCACAGCGTGAAGAGTCTTTGGCAAAGCAGCTCAAAGAAATGAAAACACGCAAGCGAAAGCTCGTTGACCCGTTGCAATATGAAATGTCAATACAGGCTGAGGACTTGTCCTCTTATGTTCCTGCTTTTGGCTGGGAGTGTGCTCCTGCTACCGACAAGCAGAAGGCAAAGCTTGAAAAGTTGGGCATTTTCCCTGACGATATAGACAACGCAGGCAAGGCAAAGCTTATCCTTGACCGGCTTGAAAAGCGCCGCAATGCAGGACTTACCACTCCAAAGCAGATAAGACTGCTTGAAAGCAAGGGCTTTGAACACGTTGGCTCTTGGAGCTTTGACAGTGCAAGCAGGATGATAGCTCGTATTTCTGCCAATGGTTGGAGAGTGCCGAGAGATATTGACCCGAAAAAATACACACCTGAGAACTAAGGAGAAGTGAATGGATAACACAAATTTGCTTAAAATGCTTGAATACATAGACCCTGCAAGCTGTGATTATCAAGAATGGGTCAATGTGGGAATGGCTCTCAAGCACGAGGGCTATTCCGTGAACGATTGGGACAGTTGGTCAAGGTCAGACAGCCGTTATCACAGCGGTGAGTGTGAACACAAGTGGCAAGGCTTTAACGGCAATGCTCAGCCCGTGACCGCAGGAACTATCGTGCAAATGGCAAAGGAAAGAGGATACAGCCCCCATGAGTTTAAGGCATACGATTGGGACGGCGAGATAATTGCAGAAGAAAGCAGTCCCCTTGTAAACGGCGGTGAGGGCATACCGATCACCGAGCCTGCCCAATGGGATCCTGTCAAGGAGATAGTCACATATCTTGAAACACTCTTTGAAGCAGGAGAGAACGTGGGGTATGTTACGCAAACGTGGGAAACAGAAAAGGACGGCAAGACCAGGTATCTGCCCACAAAGGGCTGCTGTGACAGGACGGCAGGGGAGCTTATCAAGAGGCTTGGCGAATGTAACGGCGACATTGGTGCGGTGTTTGGCGACTACAAGGAAGAAGCCGGAGCGTGGATCCGCTTCAATCCTCTTGACGGCAAGGGCGTAAAGAACGAGAATGTAACAGACTACCGCTATGCTCTTGTTGAAAGCGACTCTATGCCTATAGAACAGCAGAACGCCGTGATGAGAGAACTTGAACTTCCTATCGCTGTGCTTGTATACAGCGGCGGAAAGAGCGTTCACGCTATCGTCAAGATAGACGCTCCCAACTATGATGAATACCGCAGGCGTGTTGATTTTCTTTACAAGGTCTGCAAGGAAAGCGGTCTTGACATAGATAAACAAAACCGCAATCCCTCACGTCTTAGCCGTATGCCAGGCGTTATGAGGAACGGCAAGAAACAGTTCATCATTGACAAGAACATAGGCAAAGAAAGCTTTTCAGAATGGAAAGATTACATAGAAAGTATCAATGACGATCTCCCTGACCCTGAGAGCCTGAGTGCTGAGTGGGATAACCTGCCTGAGCTTGCACCACCACTTATTGACGGTGTTCTCAGACAGGGTCACAAAATGCTCATTGCAGGTCCGTCAAAGGCAGGCAAGTCTTATGCGCTTATCGAAATGTGCGTGGCGATAGCTGAGGGGGTCAAGTGGTTTGGCTGGCAATGCACCAAAGGAAAGATACTATACGTCAACCTAGAGCTTGACAGAGCATCTTGTCTGCACCGTTTCAAGGACGTGTACACCGCAATGCACCTAGAGCCTGAAAACCTCAGTAGCATAGACATATGGAACTTGCGAGGTCACAGCGTACCAATGGACAAGCTTGCACCAAAGCTTATACGCCGAGCAAGCAAGAAGAATTACATTGCTGTAATAATAGACCCTATCTACAAGGTCATAACAGGCGACGAGAACTCAGCAGACCAAATGGCGCACTTCTGCAACCAGTTTGACAAGGTATGCACAGAGCTTGGCTGTGCGGTCATATACTGCCACCACCACTCAAAGGGAGCGCAGGGCGGTAAGCGTTCAATGGACAGAGCCAGCGGTTCAGGAGTATTCGCCCGTGACCCTGACGCACTTCTTGACCTTTCAGAGCTTGACATCTCAGACAGCCTTTACAAACAGCAGGAGGACGAAACTGTTTGCCGTATCTGTGAGAACTGGATGAGGAGATTTTACAGAAATACTGATGACCTTTGTTCACAGGACGATCTTGTTACGCCGTCAAAAATGCTTGAGATAACGCACAAGTACCTGCACCCGAACTCATACAAGCTTATGATGGCCGACATAGACAAGGCTAAGCTTGCGGTAAGAAACCGCACGGCATGGCGTATAGAGGGTACTCTGAGAGAGTTCCCGAAGTTTGCTCCCCTCGATATGTGGTTTGATTATCCTGTTCACAGAGAGGATACTGTGGGCGTGCTTAAAGACTGCGAGGTAGAGGACATCTCACCGAATTGGAAAAAGAATTTCAGCAAGAAGAAAACCAATGAAGACCGCAGCAAGGAGCGCAAGGAGAGCATTGAAACAGCTTTCAGCGGTGTGCAGGAGAACGGCAAGTGCCGCATTTCTGAGCTGGCGGAGTACATAGGAAAGAGCGAAAAGACCGTTGGAAGATACCTCAAAGAGCATGGTGGCTTTTGGATAGAAGAGGGAGAATGTGGCTTAAAAGCTCAGTAGACAGACAAGACAAAATCGAATTTTTGAACTTTAGACAGACAGGAAAAAATCGAAAAGTGTCAGGGACAAAATCGAACTTTTTTTCTTGTCGGACAATATCGAAAATTACCGAGTTTGTCGGACGGACAGACAAATCTATTATTATAAACAATACTTTTTGTCGGGGGCTTGAAACTGCCCCGACGAAAAAGTAATCAGAATAATGACGCACGAGAGGAGCACACGCAGATGAAAGCAACAAGAAGTAAGGCAAGGCAAGACGTTGTTAATGCAGCTAAGAAAATGCCACCGCTTTTTCATAAGCTGCCTAATGAAGATTTCGACTATCGAAAATCACGCACGCTTTGGTGGCTCGTGAAACAGCCGCAGGTACTCAAATACATTTGGGATATGGTCAAACAGTCGGGAGCATTGGTGTATGATGACAAGTCACACAAGTGGCACGGAGTAGATTTCAAATGCGAGGAGGAAGATGATGACTGAATTTTTTATGGCGATGATACCGCCGACGGCTACAGCACAGGAACACAAGGTGGCGGTAAGAAACGGCAAGCCAATATTTTATGATCCACCCGAAGTCAAGGAGGCAAAAGAAAAGCTCACGGCAAACCTTGCAAGGCACAGACCGCCTGAGAAGTACATCTGTGGGATAAGGCTGATAACAAAGTGGTTGTTCCCAAATGACGGCAAGCACAAGGACGGAGAGTACAAGACCAGCAAGCCTGACACAGACAACCTGCAGAAGATGTTCAAGGACTGTATGACAAAGCTTGATTTCTGGACAGACGACCAGCTTGTGGCGAGTGAGATATGCGAAAAGTTCTGGGCGGACATACCTGGCATTTATGTGAGGATAGAGGAGCTATGACGATACACGAGGTAAAGAAAAGTCTTGGACGCAGGGTGAGCTACAACGGCTCTGACTGCTACGAGCTGACAGGGTGTATTATCCGCAAGAACAGTAAGACAGGTCAGTTCTTCTATCAGGCAGAGATCGCTGACAAGACTTGTGGCAACACGTTGGTGTATTGTAGGCTGGAAGAGTTGAGGTGTGAGAATGAAACACGCTGACCACACCCTTTGCTGGCACTGTCGCCACGCAGTACCGACAAAGGATAAGATAACAGGAGAATACCTTACAGGCTGTGCATGGTCCATAGACCGCAAACCGGTTGAGGGTTGGAGGACGTGTCAGCACAGAATGTACGAGGCGCAAAAGGGCGGCATGATACATTCGTATACTGTGACTGAGTGTCCTGAATTTGAGGAGGGATAAGAGTGAAAAGCTATGAGGAGCGTACCAAAGACAATGAACAGAAGATAACAGCTTTCCAAACTAAGCAGAAAATGCCGTATGAGTTCAAGGTCAAATACGCTGAGGTCAGAGTAAGGGAGTTCATTCGTGAATGTGACAAAAGAAATCTGAATACGCACATATCGGTAGGCGGACTTGACAGCATAACGCTTTTGAAATTTATACATGATTACTGTGGTTTCAGTTATGTTCCAGGTGTATCGGTATCTAGTCTTGAAGACAAATCTATTCAGCAGATACACGAGCAACTTGGAGTGATAAAGTTAAGCCCATACAAGTCAAAAATAGATATCATACGGGAATATGGTTTTCCTGTACTATCAAAAGAAACAGCCGCAAAAATAGAACTGCTTGCACACCCTACGGACAAGAACAAGACAGTTCGTCACGCTATCATAACGGGTGAAACGGGAGAGTATGGCGGTTTTCGCAAGCATACAAGAATGCAGCTTTCTCAGCGCTGGCTTGAACTGTTTGGCGGTTACGAAAATGAAAACGAGGGTGTTGACTACAAGATACCGCCGTTTAAGGTATCATCACAATGCTGTTTCTGGATGAAAGAAAAGCCGTGTGATGATTGGGCAAAGCAACACAAGAGTGTGCCGTTCTTAGGACTTATGGCAAGTGAGGGTGGCAGACGTGAAAAATCGCTAATGCTTAACGGCTGCAATTACTTTGGCAAAAGCACGATACGTTCAGCGCCATTTGCCATATTTACAAGGCAGGACTTGCTACAACTTGCACTTGACCTGAATGTGCCTGTGCCTACAATCTATGGCGAGATAAAACGTGACTTTGACGGAAAGCTTTGCACAACAAAAGCTCAGCGTACAGGCTGTTCAATGTGCGGCTTCGGCATACATATGGAACAGCGCCCTCACCGATTTGACAGGCTTCGTGAAAGAAATGAAAAAGAGTGGGATTTCTGGATGAACAAGTGTTGTGAAGATGCTGACGGCACAAAGTACGGCTGGGGAAGAGTTCTTGACTATATCGGCGTTGAATGGCGTGACAGAGTATTTGACATGAAAAATAACCAGCTTAGCTTGTTGGATATTGAGGAGGGATAGCCTATGGAAAGAAACGACCCTATGACCATGTCACGCCTGAAAGCCTACCGCAGGAACGCCTCAGCCATTGAGGACATCAAGGCAGAGCTTTCAGGCAAGTACGTTGCCGACAGTATCAGCGTATGCACTCCGCCGTCCTACACACCACACAGCACACGCATAGACGGCTTTCTGCTAAGCGGCGATACACTTTCATTGCTGTGCGAACAGGCACGGTTAGAGCGTGAGCAGAGGGCTGTTGAGGAGTTTATCAAGGGGATAGAGGACTATCAGACACGGCGAATGTTCGTGCTGAAATTCATCAAGGGTAAGACGTACTTGCAGATAGCTATGCAGGTTAGTGGTGGAAGAATGTCAGAGAGCTGTATCAAAATGCGTATACAAAGATATTTGCAAAAAACATGATAAATGTGACGTTTGTGACTTTTCACTATGTTATAATTTAAACTGAGGAAAGTGTAGATGTACCTCAGACTTGTACTTTCATGAAGTCACCTCCAATTTTCTAAGCCCCGTAAGGGGCTATGCAGAACGTGAGTGCATGAGCTTGCGGTTTGCCCATACGGTCAGTTGGTTGCCCGTAAAAGCCAACACATAATATTTGAACCGCCGCCAAGCCGTGAACTATATTCTAGAGCTTCGGGCGGTGTATGCAGGTTGAGAGCGCACGAACTTAAAGCCTGCACCAGTGAAACTACTCCGCATAGTCATGAATATGTGTTGCTGTAAGTGTAATCGGAGTTAATGGCTTACAGGACAGCCTGACGTTAACGGGACCTAGCCGCAAGGGCTGAGCAGGCAGCGGCAAGAATGCAGGTCGAGAGCGTGCCAGCTCAACATCTGCTCCACCATTTACAAAACTCCTTAAATTATTTTCACGAAGGCGGCTGCATTTTGCGGTCGCTTTTGCGTTGAGAAGGTGACCTTATGCCAATACCAAGACCAGACCGAAGCGGTTCACACCAACAGCAGTTCCGCATCAACAAGAAGAAGATATACGCTACCCAAACAGTTTGCGGTATCTGTGGTAAGCCTGTTGATTTTTCATTGAAATATCCGCACCCACTGTCAGCTTGCATAGATCATATCATACCCATTGCCAAAGGCGGTCATCCTTCGGACATTTCAAACTTGCAGTTGGCACATTGGTGTTGTAATCGCCAGAAATCTGACAAATTGGTGGAAAAACAGGTGTTTGATCAGTCTCTCGACCTGATTTCCAACCGAATTTTACCACAATGCTACGATTGGAAGAATTTTTAACAAATTATTGACAATATGGGGGGTATGCCCCCTTTTGAGGTCAAAAAAGACCTTCACCGCCGCACTGCTTATATTTCTCGCAGGATTGAAATAACTGGAAAGGATATACAAGATGAGCGAATACAAAGGCATGGCATATTTGAAAAAGAAGCTTTCTTCAAAGGCTTCAAGGGTCAATGTGCGCTATAACTACTATCACATGAAGAACGGCCTTACTGACATGGGCAAAATGATACCACCAAGCTATAACTGGATGCGTCCTGTGCTAGGCTGGTGTGCAAAGGCTGTTGATACCCTTGCGGACAGAATAGTATTTGACAGCTTCGAGGACAACAGTTTTTACGTCAACGAGATATTTGACAACAATAATCGTGACGTGTTTTTTGATTCTGCTATTCTCTCAGCGTTGGTGTCCTCTTGTTGTTTTGTGTATATCTCGGCTGATGAAACAGGCTATCCACGCTTACAGGTCATTGACGGCAGTAATGCTACTGGCATTATCGACCCTATCACGAATATGCTCCGTGAGGGCTATGCAGTGCTTGACAGGGATAGCGATTTCAACCCCACTATCGAAGCCTACTTCACAGCCGAACAGACAGAGATATATCGCAGAGGCTATGATGTTGAGATCTATGACAATCCTGCGCCTTACCCTCTGCTTGTGCCTATCATATACCGCCCTGACGCCGTTCGCCCTTTCGGTCACAGCAGGATATCAAGGGCGTGCATGGAGCTTGTGCAGGAGGCTATGAGAACACTCAGGCGGTCGGAAGTATCAGCCGAGTTTTACAGTTTCCCACAAAAATATATACTTGGTCTTTCGGATGATGCCGAGAAAATGGACAAATGGGGTGCAACAATGTCCTCACTGCTGACTATCACCAAAGATGATGACGGCGGCAATCCTACTGTCGGACAGTTTCAGCAGCAGTCCATGTCGCCATACTCTGAACAGCTTAAATCTATAGCTTCGCTGTTTGCCGGAGAAACAGGGCTGACCCTTGATGACTTGGGCTTTGCGACATCCAATCCTGCCAGCTGTGAAGCAATCAGAGCGGCACACGAAAATCTTAGGCTTACCGCACGCAAGGCTCAGAGAACGTTTGGCAGTGGTTTCCTTAACGTGGCTTATCTCGCCGCCTGCGTTCGTGATAACACAGCCTATATGCGCTATGCTTTCAGTGACATCAGACCGCAGTGGCTTCCCATTTTTGAACCTGACTCTGCCGCACTCTCGGGTGTGGGCGACGCTATTTTGAAAATAAATCAGGCTGTTCCTGACTATCTAGGCGCAAAGGGCATCCGTCAGCTCACGGGCATAGAGGGCGAAAACAATGGCTGATATCGGTGCAGAACTGCTTGAAAAAATCCGTGATGAGTTTCAAAAGACGTGCAAGGCTGATAAGTACATTCAATCTGTTTTGAAGAAAATAGAGGGTGGTACTGCGAAAATGGAAGAAGTCGCCCTGCTTTCAAAACAGCTCGGGTTTAGAGTCTCTCAGGCTATCGGTGCACACGTCAACGTAGCGGCCTTACCTGACGGCAAAATGTACTACAACATCGCCGATACCATACTCACGGGCGTGCTCAAGGACAACTACGATGTTATAAACTCCGCTGCCGCAGAATGCCAAAAGGCACTTGACAAAACGGCGGGCATAAACATCACACCTCAGCAGGCTGCTTTTCCTACCGAGCGTGTGCAGGCGGTAGTCAATGCGGCTTCTGTACCGGATATTGCAGAAAAAGTGATGATACGGCGAATGACAGCTCCGGCGCAGAACATCACCGAGAGTTTTTACAACGATTATGTTCAAAAAAACGTGAAGTTTCGTTCTGATGCAGGACTGGACTGCTACATCATTCGCAACGATCATGGTGGCTGCTGTAAGTGGTGTTCAAAGCTTGCAGGTAAATATCACTATCCCGAAGATGTCCCCAAAGACGTTTACCGCAGGCATGATAACTGCGGCTGTACTGTTACATACCTCAACGGCAGAAATGCACAAAACGTGTGGAGCAAGAACAGGTGGAACATCTCAGATGAAGAGCTTGAGCAGATGAAGAAAGCCGGTTCAAAACAACCTGTGAGGCTTGACAAACGTGGCATAAGTGGTATAATGAAGGAAAATAGCAGTATGGCTAAATTCATTCCTGCTGATACCATTGAAAATGCCAAGGAATATACACTAAAATTTGCCGACAAAGTTAACGTGAAAAATGTCAAAAATCTCAATTCACTTAATACGGTGAATGAAACATTAACTGACTTAACTGCAAAATACCCCGTTGATAAGTTACAAGATATAAATTGTTCGTCAACACTAAAAAAAGCAAACGCTCGAGCAAATGGTGGAGGCTTAGATATAAGCACTAAATATCTTAACGAACCACCAGCAATGGTTACCGATTGGAAAACAAGGAATGAGCAATTTGCCAAGCTTATTCCTGAATATCAAGCAGCAATAAGCAGTGGCAAATATAGTGCTGCACAGGTCAGAAAATTAAAGAAAGACCTTGCTCAAATAGAAGAAGGCATAAAATATAGCCGGTGGAGTATGTCAAGTACATTCAGTGGCACAAATGCGGTAAAAGCAACAGTAGCACATGAATATGGGCACATTATTGCAGATCAATATTTCGGACAAATTAACAGAGGTCTGTATTGTAAAAATTATGGTGATCCAAGAAGTGTGAGAATAAAAAGCATGGTTGATGATGCTTTTCGCAAGGCAAAGCAGACAGGCGATATTTATAGCATTTCGCAGTATGCAAGCACGGACAGTCACGAGTTTTTTGCAGAATGTTTTTGTGCACATTACCACGGAGAAGAATTTCCTGATTATATTGAGCAAATGTTAAAGGAGGCATTGACAAAATGAAACAATGTAAAAATTGCATTTCTTATGATGCTGAAATGGAAGCACTTCGTCAAAGCGGCGATGATGTTATTATTGTCGGGCATGAAAATGACGAAGAAAAAAATTATTGTTTCACATATCCAGAGGGCATACCGTTAGAAATAGCAAAAGACAGGTGTGCTTGTGAATTAAAAATTTCTAAAGAAGATTTTAAAAACAATAATGCTTGACCGCTCCGCTACGGCGAGGAGGGATTTTTATACCCAAAATCAGAAAGGACGGATATTATGAAGCTTAAAGACACAGCAAAACTTATGGAGAGCGGCGATTACAAGGACAGATTTAAAGCAGAATATTATCAGCTAAAGATAAGATTGAATGGTCTCTCTGAAATGCTGAAAAAGTATAAGGCAGGCACATTGCCTTTTAAACCGACTTGTGAATATGAAACGTTGTATAAACAGTATGTTCATATGGCAGATTATAAGTTGGATTTGGAGCTAAGAGCAGAGCTTGAAGGCATTGAGCTGTAATCAAACATCGAAGCTAAGCACCTTAACGGGTGCTTTTTTTAGTACCCGAAAAAGGAGGTAATCCACTATTGAGGATAAGAAAGTCGGCAGGCAGACCCCCACCATATCGGTAGTGTTGCCATATGAGCAGACCAAAGGCGATGAGGCTATCACAATGTACAACAAATCGGGGCGCACCGCACAGGAATGGCAGGAGCTAATGCTTTATGACATCATGGCGGTGGACGATGAGGGATTGTGGAAACACATGAAGTTCGGCTGGTCGATACCAAGACGTAACGGCAAGTCAGAGCTGCTTATCATGCGTGCAATCTATGGCCTGCAAAATGGTGAACATGTGCTTTATACCGCCCACAGGACAACAACGTCACATTTGACGTGGGAGAAGATCATCGACCTTATCACAAAAATGGGTTTTCTTGAAAAAGAGGACTTCAAGACCACAAAGCAGATGGGCTTGGAGCGTATACAATGGCTCAAAGGCGACGGACTTATCAATTTCCGTACACGTTCCAGCAAAGGCGGACTTGGCGAGGGCTATGACCTGCTTATCATAGACGAAGCACAGGAATACACCACAGACCAAGAAACAGCCCTAAAATATACCGTCACAGACAGCCGAAATCCTCAAACATTGATGTGCGGAACACCTCCAACAATGGTGTCAGCCGGCACAGTTTTCACAAAATACCGGCAGAAGACGATATCGGGCAAAGGCAGCGATGACGGCTGGGCTGAATGGTCCGTGCCAAAACTCACGAACGCACATGACCCTGAACTGTGGTATGCCACTAACCCGTCTTTAGGCACTATCCTCACAGAGCGTAAGATACGTTCAGAGCTTGGCGACCCAAAAGATGATCAGGTTGACGATAACATTCAGCGTTTAGGTTTGTGGCTGACCTATAATCAGAAATCGGCTATCAGCAAAGGTGAGTGGCAGGCACTTTGTATCACTGGCAAACCCGATATCAGCAGAGAACTGTTTTTCGGTGTCAAGTATGCAAAGATCACGGATAATGTTTCCCTTGCTGTTGCCGCAAAGACAGCGGACGGCAAGATATTTGTCGAGGCTATCGACTGCCGCCCTGTAAGAGAGGGAAACGGCTGGATAATCGCATATCTGCGCAATCCACATATGCGTGAAACCGTCATTGACGGAGCGAACGGACAGTCTTTGCTTGCAGCAGATATGAAGAACGCAGGTATCAAGCGCAAACCTATCCTGCCGAAAGTCGCTGATGTGATCACTTCGTCAGCAGGTTTTGAGCGAGGAGTATTTGCACAGAATATTTGTCACGCAGATCAGCCGTCCCTTGAACAGGTCATTGCCAACTGTGAGCACAGAGCTATAAGCTCAGGCGGAGGTTTTGGCTATACCTCAATTCTTGATGGTGCTGACATATCGTTGCTTGAGGCAGTGGTGCTTGCTCACTGGGCGTGTGCAAATTCATCGGATAAAAAGAAAGTACAGAAAATAAGCTGGTAACAGTTTATTATATATCACCTACACCGCAGGGTAAAGCGGGGAAAGGAAACACTATGGCAGAATTTGAAGCTATAACAACACAGGAAGCCTTCGACAATGCGATAAAGGCAAGGCTCGACCGCAACACGGATACAGTCAAGAAACAGTTTGAGGGTTACATTTCCCCTGACGACTTCAAGACAAAGACAGCCGACCTCAACGGCAAGATCACCGATCTTACAGGCAAGCTTGCTGAAAAAGATACCGCTATCGCAGACCTCACGGCTAAGAACAAGGCATACGAGACCAGCTCGGTAAAAATGAGAATTGCCCACGAAAACGGTATCCCTTATGAGCTTGCAAACAAGCTTTCGGGAGACACAGAAGAAGCTATCAAGAAGGACGCTGAAACATTTGCAAAGTTTATCGGCAAGAAGCAGACAGCCCCTCTTGGTCACACAGAACACAATCACGTAGACGGCAAGAATGCGGCATATAAGTCGCTCCTTGCAAGTCTGAAAAATTAGTTTGAAAGGAAGTAATATTTATGGCAGACATTCTCTCAAAGGGTGCAAAGTTTGACCCTGTTCTTGTAAAAGAACTTTTCGACAAGGTTAAGGGCAAGTCCTCACTGGCTGCGCTTTGCGACCGAACACCTATCGCATTTAACGGACAGAAAGAGTACATTTTCACAATGGACGATGAATGCGATCTTGTAGCTGAAAATGGCAAAAAGACAAGGGGAAGCGTTGCGCTTGCACCTGTGACTATCGTTCCTGTTAAGCTTGAATACGGCTCACGAATTTCAGACGAATTTCTCTATGCTTCTGAGGAAGCTCAGATAGACATTCTGAGAAATTTCTCTGACGGCTTTGCAAAGAAAGTGGCAAGAGCCCTTGACATCATGGCTTTTCATGGCGTTAATCCAAGAGCCAAGACGGCTTCTACGATTATAGGTACAAACCACTTCGACAACGGCGTAACTGTGATAAAGCAGGACGGCACGTCACCAAAGACGCCTGACGCTCTTATCGAGGAGGCCATCGCTGTAGTGCAGGACAACGAATATGATATTTCAGGCCTTACAATGGCGCCGTCATTCAGAGCTGACCTTGCAAAAATGGTGGATACAAGCGGCAGAAAGATATATCCTGAACTTGCGTGGGGCAATGCACCGTCACAGATGAACGGCATTCAGACCGTGACAAACAATACAGTTTCATTCAACTCCAGCAAAGATCTTGCGATCGTTGGCGACTTTGCAACGGCGTTCAAGTGGGGCTATTCAAAGGAAATTCCGCTTAAAGTCATCGAGTATGGTGACCCTGACAACAGCGGACAGGATCTCCAGGGCTACAATCAGGTATACATCAGAGCCGAAGCATATATCGGTTGGGGCATTCTCGATAAGTCTGCATTCGCTGTCATTCAGTCAGCTGCTAAGTAAGGGGGCGGCATAAATGGCGGCAGAGTACGCAACTATCGAGGACGTTATAAGGCTTGGTCGAAAGCTCACGACTGAGGAGCAGGAAAAGGCGGCGGCTCTGCTGCCTGTGGCCTGCGCAAAGCTTTCAACTGCCTGCAAGAAGTATGGCAAAGATCTTGACATTATGATAGCTGATGAACCTGACGTAGAGCTTGTGGCAAAAGATATCATAGTTCGTGCCACGCTGAGAGCTGTTGACTCTATTGCGGACAGCTCTCCTGCGACTTCGCAGGCTTCACAATCGGCTATGGGCTACTCGGTGTCAATGACATATCTCAACGCAGGACAGCAACTGTATTTTCTCAGAAACGAGCTGAAAGAACTGGGCGTTATGCGACAGAGATACGGAGCTATGGAGGTATATGACGTATGAGACTAAGCATCAAAGGCATACCTGTTAAGCTTTCTGTAAGAACGCAGAAAGGCATTGACGATTTCAACAGACCCACATATGAGGTATCTCAGGAAGTTGTCGAAAACGTTCTTGTGGGCGAGCCATCCGCAGAGGACGTTGTAAACGAGCTTAACCTATCGGGCAAACGCATAGCTTACACTCTTGCAATACCAAAAGGAGATACACACGTTTGGGAAGACACAGAAGTCGAGTTCTTCGGCAGAAAATTCCGCACCATAGGTCTTCCGACAGAGGGCATTGAAGAAAATTTGCCGCTCAGTTGGAATAAGAAAGTAAAGGTGGAACGCTATGAGTAAAGTTAAGATAGAGCTTGACCACAACGCAGTTGCGGCGTTTCTCTGCTCTGCACCTGTTGAAAACATGGTCAAGGGCTATGCTGACAGAGCCGTTCAACGTCTTGGCACGGGGCATAAAGCGTATACTATCACATGGACAAGATACCCAAAAATGCGCCGTAAGGTTGCTATCGTCAAGGCTAAGACAAAGAAGGCTCAGCGTGCTAATCTTAGAGATAACACACTTTTAAAGGCGGTGCTTGGCAAGTGATAGAGAAGATAATTCTTGACTGGCTGGGGGCAAAGCTTGACGTTTCAGTCTATCTTGAAGAACCTAAAAACCCACCAAAAGAGTATGTGCTTATCGATAAACTAGGCTCGGCAGAGAATGATTTTATCACCTCTGCCACCATAGCCGTTCAGAGCTACTCAGCAAGCCTATACGGGGCGGCAGAACTTAACGCAAAAGTTAAAAAGGCTATGTCTGAAAGCGTGTCACAGGGCGATATATGTCGCTGTGCGTGCACGTCAGACTACAACTATACAGACACAGAAACAAAACGATACCGCTATCAGGCGGTATTCGATGTAACCTACTACGACGAGGAGTGATAATACTATGGCAAACAACAAAGATAACGTATCAACAGGCAAGCCAAAGGTAGGCGGAGCGGTTTTCACAGCGATCACGGGATCTACACTGCCGACAGATGCAACAAAAGCACTTGACGCAGCGTTCAAAAGCCTGGGCTACTGTTCAGAGGACGGTGTAACAAACAGTTCTGGCATTTCTACTGAAAACATCAAAGCCTGGGGCGGTGATATCGTTGACACACCACAGACAGAAAAGACGGACACTTTCAAGGTCAAACTGATAGAGTGTACCAATACAGATGTGTTGAAAACTGTCTACAATGGCAGCAATGTTTCGGGCGACCTTGACACGGGTCTGACTATCAAGGTAAACAGTGCCGAACATGAAGATCAGGCGTTCGTATTCGATATGATACTGAAAAACAACGTACTGAAAAGAGTGGTCGTTCCGTTCGGCAAGGTGACGGAGATATCTGACATCACCTACAAAGACAATGAGCCTATCGGCTATGAGCTGACTATCACAGCCACACCTGATGAGAACGGCAACACACACTATGAATACATGAAGAAAGGGGAATAACCTATGCTGACAGGAAAGACAGAAAGCGGTTTTGAGTTTGAAATAGAGGAGAAGACCCTTGACGACTATGAGTTTATCGAAGCTGTCGGTAAGTGTGAACAGGGCGACCCCCTTGCATATGTCAAAGTAGTTGACGCCGCTTTGGGAAGCAAGAAAGAAAAAGCTTTTGCGAAGATAAGAGAAAAGTGCGGCTATGTATCGGCTAAAGAGATAACAAAGTTGATCGTGGAGATCTTCCAGACACCTAAGACAAAAAACTCCTAGTCCTTGCCGCTGTCATGGAGCGCTATCCTGATGAGCTTGACTGCGATATGGCGCAGTATTATCACATATACGATTTTAAGTCGCTGCCTGCACGAAAGGTGGCGACTTTTCTTTGTGGTCTTGACAGCAGTTCACGGGTCAAGCGCAAGCTCAACGGAGTTTGTGGTTCGTTCTCTGAGATATTGCTTGCGCTGATATTTGACCGCCTGCAATGGATATGCTGGTCGCAGACAAAGGACGGACAAAGAGGTGTGAACAGGCCGCAGTCCATAGCTGAAAAGCTTATAGGCAAAAGCGAGAGCGACAGCGAGATAGCAGCGTTCCGAAGCGGCGAGGATTATGAGGAAGCAAGAAGAAAAATCTTAGGAAAGGAGGGCTAACATGGCAGAAGAAAACGGCACACAGCTAGGCAAGGCATATGTGCAGATAGTTCCGTCTATGCAAGGGCTTGCGTCAGAACTGCGAAGAGCGTTCGGGGATAGTATGCCCGATGGTCACAAGTTTGGAAGTTCTCTTGGCGGCAAGGTCGTTTCAGGTTTTGGAAGCACTATCAAAAAGGGCTTTGCACTTGCCGCAAAAGCTGGTATAGCAACTATATCGGCAGCAAGCGCAGGCATAGGTGCTATAGTCAAAAGCTCTGCGAGCGCATATGCGGACTATGAGCAGAACATAGGTGGTGTCGAAACGCTATTCAAGGATAACGCCGATACTATCGTAAAGTACGCCAGTGAGGCATACAAGACCGCAGGAATATCGGCTAATGACTATATGCAGAACGTCACAAGCTTTTCTGCGTCACTTCTGCAAGGCTTGGGCGGTGATACTGCGCAGGCGGCTGAGATAGCCAATGAAGCAATGGTGGATATGTCGGATAATGCTAACAAATTTGGCACGGACATATCATCTATCCAGAACGCTTATCAGGGTTTTGCAAAGCAGAACTATACCATGCTCGATAACTTAAAATTGGGCTATGGTGGTACACAGGCGGAAATGGCAAGGCTAATCAACGATTCAGGCGTGCTTGGAGATTCGATAAAGGTCGATGAAAAGACCGTCAACAGCGTGTCATTTGACAAAATGATAGAGGCTATCCACAAGGTGCAGACCGACCTTGACATCACGGGTACAACTTCAAAGGAAGCGGCGACAACAGTTTCCGGCTCTCTCGGTTCTGTGAAAGCTGCATGGGCAAACCTTATGGCAGGCATGGGCGACAAAAACGCTGACCTGAAAAATCTTATAAAAGAAATGGTAGGCACTGTAAAGACCTTTGCAAAGAACATTCTGCCCGTTATAAAGCAGGCTCTTTCAGGGGTCACAACGCTCATAAGCGAGCTTGCTCCTGACATAGCGGCTGAGCTTCCACAGCTTGTGAGCGACCTGCTTCCACAACTTATAGAAGCAGGCACACAGATATTTCAGGCTCTCGTAAAAGGCATTTCTGATAATATCGGCATGATAACGCAGGCGGCCATAACAGCCATTACAATTATCGCAACAGCACTTATACAGAATGCAGGTCCTCTTGTGCAGTCGTTGGCAACTATCATAACCACTATAGCACAGGCTTTGCCGACGATTTTACCAGGCCTTATCAGCGCCATTGTTGAGCAGATACCTACAGTTATACAGGCTGTTCTTGAATGTCTGCCGGCAATAATTGACGGAGCGATACAGATAGTAACAGCCCTTGCAAAAGCGCTTGTTGATAACATAGACCTTATCATAGACGGTGCAGTGCAGATCATAGATGCGCTTACAATGTCACTTTCAGATAGTGATACGGCGGCAAAGCTTGCCCAATCGGCGCTTGAAATAATCGGCACGCTTACAATGGAGCTTTTGAAAAATCTTCCTGATATCCTTGCTGGCGGCATACTTATAGCGGTCGAGCTCATCAAGGGCATCGCACAAGGTATGGTGGACTATTTTACACCTGTTTCAGACGCTTTGTCTGATATGCTTATCGACCTTACAGACTGGTTTTCACGCAAGTGGAATGACTTCAAGGAATGGGGTTCAGATATGATACAGGCGTTCATAGACGGCATCAAAGAAAAGTGGCAGAGCCTTAAAGACACTGTATGTGACGTAGCCTCAAGCGTTAAGGACTTTCTCGGCTTTTCTGAACCTGACAAGGGGCCTCTTTCAAACTTCCACACTTTTGCACCTGATATGATGGACCTTTTCGCAAAGGGTATAGCAGACAACGAGGACACTATCACCATGCAGTTCAACAGGTCACTGCAACCACTTATGGATACGGATATCATACCGCCAAGCTTTTCGGCACTCCCCGAAAAGAGTGTGAATAATAGCGGTAACGATACCATGAACAAGATCATCGCCCTCCTAGAAACCTACTTCCCACAGCTTGCACAGCAAGGAAACATTTATCTTGACGGCGATAAGCTCACTTCAAAAGTGGACGGAAAACTAGGCGAGAGGGTCACAAGCAGTGAAAGGAGGCTTGCAAGTGTCTAGGGAATACATAGAGTTTGGTGGCAAGAAGTCCACCGATTTCTATTTGACTATCCAAAAGGACGGTGTTGATATATCTCAGCCGGAGGAAAACAGGATAGAAGCCACTTTGCCGTTTATGAACGGCTTTTATGATTTTTCAAAAATGGCAGGCGAAAGGACGTACAAACAGCGTGATATCACGATAAAATTCAGTCTTTCTGCAAAAGATGAAAACGAACTTTACCGCAGAAAGTGTGATGTTGTCCGTTGGCTCAGCGGATCAAAGGGCGAGTTGAGGATAAGCTTTCTGACCGATTATCACTTTGTGGGGGCAACAGCGGTGTTTGATACCTCTGCATTTGAGTTCACTTCTCGGCGCACTGCTGATCTGACAGTGAACTTCAAAACGTATCCTTTTCTGCGTTCTGATGATTATTCAGATATCGGTTTTGACGACTTCAACTTTGAAACCGACTGTCTGAACTTGACGGATATATCGCTGACGGCGGTCAAGCAGACACGATACGCCCCTCCTGCGACCCTGAAAGTCTATTCATATGCTGATAGACCCATACGCCCACGCCTTTCTTACAAGCGCTCAGAGGACGATGCAAAAGGTGTGGGCTTCACTTATTTTGCACTTAATGATGAGGAGATAAGTGCAAGTGTATACCGCAACACAGAGAAAGAATTCGACCTTGACGAGCTGACTTTACAGCCTGGTGTGAATACTCTTGCGGCTTATGGCTTCGGCACACTCACGCTCAAACTTTACGAGGAGGCACTCTGATGTTCATAGTAACGATAACAAACGGAGCTGGAAACACTGTCATACACAGCGACGGCACAGACCGCATATCAGGCGGCAAGGTTGCAAAGTCTATCAACGCTGTGGATAGTTTCAGTTTTACCATATATCCGAACAATGCAGGCTATGACCTCTTGAAACCGCTTACAACGGCCGTCAAGGTCTATGATGAAAGCACTGACAAGGACATTTTTATAGGCAGGGTCTTGAAGTGTCCTGACAGCATGGACGAGAGAGGTCTGATATGCCGTAAAGTCACCTGCGAGGGGCGTTTAGGCTGGCTATATGACAGTGTTCAGCCATATATTGAATACAAAATGGTAGGTATACGCACAGTACTGTCAGCCTTTCTTTCAAAACACAATTCTCAGGTGGGTGCAGATAAACGTATAGAACTGGGGCAGGTCACTGTTACGGCAAGCAACAACTACACATATACTGCAAATTGGGACAAGACAATGGACGTTATCGCAGACAAGCTTATAGGAAAATTCGGTGGTGAGATACAGCTTCGTGATAAAGGTGGCAAGGTATATCTTGACTATTTGGAGAACATAGGACACGGCACTGACACTACCATAGAACTTGCGGTCAACCTTAAAACCATATCACGAGAAGTCGATGAAACGGCGGTCATAACACGTCTTTACCCTCTCGGTGCAAAGCTGACCGACAGCGAAAAGCGGTTGACTATCGGCACTGTGAATGGTGGCAAGGACTACATAGAAGACAGTTCTTTGGTTGCAAAGTACGGCGTTATAAGCGGTACGCAGATATGGGACGATGTGACACTTGCAAGCAATCTTCTTAGCAAGGGTAAGGAGTATCTTAAATCTGTTAATCGTGCGAAAGTGCAGTATCAAATAACAGCACTCGACCTCTCGAGAATAGACAAGCACATTGAGCAGTTTGAACTCGGCTGTTGGTACAGAGTGAAAAACAGCATTATGGGTATAGACGAGGACTTACGCATTGTGGGCATATCCATAGATCTTGACAATCCGCAGGCTTCACAGTTGACCTTTGGCGACCGATTTGAAACGCTTTCGGGCTTTATGACAGCGAAAACTCAGAGCCTGCAATCGGCTATAGACAACTCAGAGTTCAGAAACAGACAGGTCATAGACAGCAAGATAGAGAATGCGACGAAGCTTATCACAGGTGCAGAGGGTGGACACGTTATACTCGACCCATCTGAGAAGCCTCAGCGTATTCTGATTATGGACACGGCTGACATTAATACTTGCAAGGCTTGTATCCAGCTGAACAAAAACGGGTTAGGCTTTTGGAAGTCCTCAGACGGTGGGTCGGCTAAAACTGGGCCATACACAAACGCATGGACCATTGATGGAAACCTTGTTGCAAGCTTTATCACGGCGCTGACCTTAACAGGTTTGAAGATAAATAACGGCTCAGGTACCTTTTCGGTATCTGAGGACGGAACAGTTGTTGCCAATAGGCTGTCGTCAAAATCAGCAGATATAACAGGCGGAACTATCAATCTACAGACATCTAGTGAAACTACCAGTGCCATTCAGCTGTCACATAACGAATGGACAGTTAGAATTAGTCCATTGGAAATACGCATTGACAACGCAAGCATAAGTGGTCACGTTGTCATACAGGCAGGTGCGGTATTCGGATATAATGGCGAAAGACAGACGTTTACGCTAAGTACGGAAGACGGAAGTTTAACTCTTTGTGATGAGAACAGCAAGCCTGCTATATTTTGTCTTGGAAAAACAGGCGAAATTTACTGCAAGAGCGTTTCGACAGAAAATCACACACTTGATTAAAAAAAGGGGGCAAATTTATGGCAAACGTAGACCTTTCACAATTTATAAAAACTGTATCAACAGCATTTGAGGGCAGACAGGTAAGGCAGGCATTTGTGGACGCACTGATGGCGGTGCAGACGGCGGTAAACGAGCTAGATCAGACGATAATCCAGCATAAAACAGCTACACGGGTTGTATCATCAGCAACTTCTACTGTGGCAGTACCGCTGGATATAGACGGCGACCCTGCGCAGATAATTGTCACTCTCCGACAGGACGATACACCGACGCCATATCAGAATTTCTGCGTTCATGTAGCTAAATTCAATGGTAAATACAATGCGGTTATTTGCATGGGGCCGTCCGCTGGCTCTAGTACAGTCAGCGTGCCTGCCGGAACATATCGTGTAGACTATATCGTGATAGCATAGAAGGTGATTAAATGACGATAACATTAAATGCAGATTATGACGTAACACTGAACACTGCATTGCTGGGCTATGTCGGTGAAACTAATGCCCGTCCTGTGTCGGTCGAAGGGCTGACAGTAGACGGCGCAGACCGCTATGTGTTAACGATAGACTACGGCGACGGCACTGCCTATGAGGTCGATATCACAGACGGCACATGGACGCCTACTGCTGATATCTTGCGGTCGGCGCAGACAGTCAGCTGTCAGATATGTGCAAAAAAACTGTCAGGCGATGAGTATATTTTAGTTAAAAAATCACGCATTTTCCGTCTGAGAATAGGTGCGGCTATCGGTGATAATGCCGTGCCGTCACCAAGTGTGGCAGCTGACGCACTGGATAGGATATCGGCAATCGGTGAACAGGTCGAAGCTGACGTGGCAAGGGCTGAGAATGCAGCTAGCACGGCTATGCAGGCGGCTGAAAATGCAAAAAAATCAGCCACAGCCGCAGAGAAATCAGCTGACACGGCAACGCAGGCGGCAAGCCGAGCTGAAACCGCAAAGACAGCGGCAGAAACGTCCGCTACGCAGGCAGACACTGCAAGGCAGGGTGCAGAAACTGCACGTCAGCAGGCGGTCACTGCACAGAACGCCGCAAAGATATCCGCAGCCCAAGCATCAACGGCGGCACAGCAAACCACAGCTGATAAGAATATAACAGCAGGCTACGCTAAAACTGCTAAGACCAATGCTGACAGCACTGCGGCAGACAGACAGGCGGTGCAGGAAATGGCGGAACAGGTC